AAGAAAACAACAATACAGGAAATTAACACAGGGAACTGAACAAGCCCTGACTACCCAGTTTTTTTCAAGTCAGTCTACATAAGAAGGAACCACTTCTGATGGTTGATCCAAAATCAGAGTTCCATTGTCAAAACCGGGGTTCATATCTATCACTATATCTCCTAGCCCGGTTCTTTCGAAGATGTTGTCCCAAGTGATTTTCTTATTGAAAGACTCCCATATCTTTTCTGGAATAGGGCTAAAATCATATGTAGGTCTACAAGCTCGTCTTAGCAACCTAATCCATGCACCAATTAATGCTTGTTTAGATGATAACATTACCTTCTTTTTTATTCTGCCCTCTTTTGCAATTCTCCAATCTACTCTAAAACTCACACTTTTCAATCTCTTTTTCTTGTTCAGTCGTACACATTTCACCTTAAAAAATTGCATGACGATGTAATTGTCATTTATGTGATTACAATATTTGAATAGTCTACTATCACTCATCTGATGACTTAGCCAATAACAGCAACCTATGATAAGACTTATCATATTAATACAAGCAGAGTCTGATGGAACTTCGAATTGAGAGACATGTTCTGATGTCATGCTGATTATGCCATTCCCCCCAACTCCCAAGAGAACCCACAGCATAGTTCCTGGATCATGTTTTCCTAATATGATTACATGTCTTGCTAGCTGCACACTCACTCCATCGTCTAAACCCATGCTTGACAACACTGAGCTCATTTCAATTTCTAAATCAGGAATTAACTCAGGAGGAACCCCCTCTAGCATATTCAAACATTTGAGATAATCAGCCCTCCTCAATTCCTCTTCCTCCGACTTGAATAAAGCAAACTTTTGCACATCACACTCCAATTTGGTCCATCTTACATACTTATCAACTCCAGCTCTTAACTTTAGACTCTCCATTAGAACATAGACCTCTGAGGACCTGCTGCTTGTGAACGAGGTCTGTATCAACTTTACTCTTTTAAAATATTTGCCCACTTTAGTTAGAATATTGCAACTCGGTTGAAGAAACAACCTGGTCAAGTATGTTTTATAAATAATAGTGCCATGTCTAGTGATTAGTCTCAAGCCCTGATCCTCTAGATTGTCTTCTATAAGATCCGCAATTTTGTTGTCCCTTACCTCCATATCTAGAACAATCAAATCTATTTTTAAATTGTGATCCTTTTTTATTTTCAAGAAATTGTCCCAGCAGGCAGCATCGCTGAGGTCAGTAGGATCTTCCCACACAGAGTGAAAATTGACACATCTAGTCTTGTCTGGACCTAAAGCCTCAATAGCCGGTGGCCCACCTGGTTGGGCTCCCCTAACACTGACACCACTATATTCTATTAGGCTGTTGAAGATACATCTGGATCTCCAGTTCAACCGAAGTAGTGAACTAGTCATCCCTCCTGAACCATCTCCCCCACAAAGAAAGTCATGATACTTAATCCCCAATTCTTTGATCATTGTCCTTAATTTATAATGTGCTCCAGTGGCCATTTGGAATATACGCAGTCCTGAGATGAGCGGGCATCTAAATTGAGGAAGTGCTGATATTGATGGAAGGTTATCATCTGTTGTATACTCCACACGACATTCGACTATTCTCCCTGTAATCTCTTTCCCCCATTGAAGTCTCGCTTTGGATTTCCATTCGACACCCTTGAATTCCTTGGCAGCATGTCTAATTTCCTCGACACATTGCACTGCTGATTTTGGGTTTATTTGATGAACAATGTCATTGTCACACTCTCTTACTGACACTGATTCGTCTCTATATGCTCTTAGTTTTTTCCCATCTTCTTCGTTAATCTGGGTCTTAAATAAAAGGGGTAGCACTTTTGTTGATAACATATATGGCCCTATCAGTTCTGGACTAGCCATATCAGAGAATATGCACACTCTGAAAAATGTTGGTTTGTAATTAGAAGATGTTTTTTCTATATGAGAGAATTCACGTTTCAAAAAACTCCTACTGATTATGCCTAAATCACTGTCATTTACAGGGTAAGAGGCAGGAACTTTGTGCGGTTGACTAGTTAGAAAACTGTACAGCGGTCCTTTCCTGACAAGATTGATGAAGTTGACATTCTTGCAGAGGTTATCTATACAATGCATCATTCCTCCTATGAGTGCAGGCTTCGGTCGACTTAACTTTGCAACACTCCTCCTATGGATAATGCTTATTCCTGTAGCTTTCATCAATCCATCCATGAGACCATTCAAGTACATGTCTGGGAACACTTTCTGTTGTAGGCTCAATGGAAATATGGAATTGTCATCTACATGTTTATTCTCTCCTAATAGCATATCTCCAAATAAAAATCCAGTGCTCCTTCCAATCTGATAACTTAGCTCTCTATGGGTAAAGTCTGAGGCCTTCACTTGTTTCAAAATGTACCTATCTTTTCTCTCTCCCCATGAAGAGTTTTCAGGTTTCCACTTTGACAATATTTGACTCATATCGGGATGATGGTAGATGAATGATGAATCTAATATGGGTTCCTCAATTTCCCTTAAGCAAGATCGACATGATAAATGATGATGCACTGTTAGTGATCCTACATGATCATCAAATAATTCAATTGTATTTAATTGGGCACATAATATAGAAGGTTGGAACATAAAATCAAAGTTTTTATCCCCAATTATAGAGAAGGTATCCGTTGTCGACAATACCCAACTAAGTTTGCAAGGGTTCACTGCTGCATATCCCCCTGCACTTTGTCGAGAACAGCCAAATCTATGTAATGCGGAGCCTGTTCTTTTGAAGCCTCCCATAGATCCACTCCAATCTTCTCCAGTCAAGCCTAACGAGACGTTCAAAATACTAGAAGCTAGGTTTGATGCTGGATTTACAAACCAATGAATTGAATTCCGAAGTTTTAATGACTTTTTGATTAATCCGATGTTAGTTTCCTTTTCCCAAGGGTGTATGATGCTGGTAGTTTCTGAAGTTTTTGATCCTAAATAAGCAGGATAAGGTCCTCTCTTAAGTTTATACTGATTAAGACCCAGTGGAGCCAAAGTAGTGATAAAATCCCCTTCTCCAGTTCCATTCTCACATTTTGGACATGAACCTCCCACTCTCTTGCATCCTTTACCGAACATTTCTAAAGGATGTGGAATTGTAGTCCCCAACACTGGTTCACCCCAAGACATTCGGCGAAGTTGGTCAGCTCTCTCACTTGAACATCTCCAAATATTTCCAGGCATCATTTTGTTGAATCTAGTCAATAATTCATATGTGGAGATTTCACTTTTATATGTCAACATGTTTATGTCTCTCTGCATCTTCTTCGAAAATGACCTCCTGATAGTTCGAGAATTTTGGAATAATCCTACTAAACCATCCACTATTCCTACAAAGGTTGAAGCCCGAAATTCACTCAAGAATCTCGGAAACAGGGGTTTAATGCTACCTAAAAACCCCATCAGTTTCTCTTCCTCATGGTTTAGATAATCTAAAGCATGGGAGATTACCTCATTTTTTATTTCGGGTATGGATGCCTGCAATGATTTTTTGATCTCTGTGCGTAATAGATTAGTTATACTGAGACCTTTTGGTATATTCAAAGAGCTCGGTTTCTCAAGCAACTTAGATAAGCCCCCTTTGTCTGCGGTGGTTATAGGAGGTTCTCCGAACTTCCGTACAAGATCCTGAACCCATTGGGAGTCAGTATGTGCATATAAGAATTTCCAAAAAGACAGACTTTCTGATACAGGATCAGGAAATCCTCTTGTTAAAAACCTGGTTGGAGCCATTCCGCACACACCTCCTAATGATGGATCCAAATAGAGAGAGGCAATTTTATAACTTCTGTCAAAGAACTTACTTTGGATCTTTTGTTTTGGAGGGCCTCGTAAAATGGGGTTATGTCTTTCCAACACTAACCTTGTGAAATTGCCAAAGAAACTATAATAATGCATAGCATGAACAGGGGATTCATCAAAGTGGGATATAGTCAAGGCATTTGTGGAGACAGTAGTCATAATATTCCCAAAACTTAAGATCTGATCATTTGATGTGCACATGATTCTAGAAAGTCTTTTGGTAAACAAATTGAGAATTCTGCCCCGAAATATAGGAATTTTGCCGTAATTCAGGTAATCGGCAGATTGCATAGTCTCGTCCTCGTTAATGATCAACCCCAATTTAACCGTTCCTTTCTTGATGGCCTCCATGATAATTTCATTGTTGCGACATATGTTTTCTAGGTTTCTAATCAAATCTTGCAAGGTAGGGGAATAATTTAGTTTGTATATGGTGCACACCACCTGGTTGTCTCCTTGAGCTAGAGTTTTTACCAATGTATTTCTAATCCTAGCTTCTCTGGCTATCATCAAAAGATCCACTACAGTCCATCCCTTTTGACGGAGGCCTTCTAGACCGCCTTTCTGTCCTTGCCAGCATACCAAGTACCCTATTATAGATCGGATAAACCCATTAACTATCTCCATCAAGTCAGGTCTGTCATTGAAGTATATGAGACAGTTCTCAAATATGAGATGAGACATTTCTATAAGCTGTGGGTAGCCAAGGAATTGTCCCATCACTCTAAATACATATCGAGTTGATGCGTATCTTTTGTGATTATTCCATTTCTCATAATCAATGTGATTGGCAATACAGATATTTTCATAGTCTTCACCCCCTTGCCCTTGTGTTCTGTCTAATAACTTTGATAAAATCGTGTTCAAATCATCTGCCATTGTCAATCCAGAAAAAAGAGGAACAAAATGTGTTTTGATCAGATACTCTGTTATCACAAAGTATTCTCTAAGTTCCCAAGACATTAAGGAAAAGAATCGTCCTTTCTCTTTGACTTCCCGTTCTTTGGGTTTTAATCCTATGACCAAGGAGTTTGGAGACAACCCATTATCATTGATCCTTTGCAGGAACTCTGGCCAGTTGGTGGCTGGTCGATTTAACAAAGTTTGTAACACTTTTCTTGTTGGGATAGGTTCATTTTTCTTGGTCTGTAGATGTTCTTTAATTTCATCTAAATCCATAGAGTGACTTTTGTCAGAATACAATAGTGAAGGATCAATCACATCCGGAATATCAAAGCATTTCACTAGAGGCAACAAATGCCATTTGTCTCCAAAGTCCTCTATCTGTTTGGGAGTCGGCCATGTATTGTTTAAGACATGATCTCTAAAAGGATGATCTAAAGGCATCTTATCTTTGTCAACAAACCATCTCTTTTTTTCTGAGAATTTCTTCTTCAATACCAGGAACGCCAGATCACTCCCCAATGCTTGAGCGTATTCATCATCTATATCTTTTTCCATATTAACTTGTTCATTCAATGCTTTCAACCCCTCGAGATAATCAATGAAAGGATGTCCCCAGTGTCTGAAAGAGCCATAAAAAACAGTTAACAATTCCACTGTCCTAGCTTGCATAAGGGCTTCTTTGAATTGAAGAGCGTAGGTAGAAAATTTGGCAACTTCTTGAAATGCATCATTTACATGGTTCTGAAAAGATGGGAATTCTGGGATTAATGGTCTGTATTCTCTGGCTTTAATACAAAATACCAGATTGCAACAAGGCTCTAGTAACTTTATCACTTTATACCCCTGAGACCCTGCTTCTTGCAAAACTTTGTCCCCTGTTGAATAAAGTCGAATTAATGAATTGACATCCTCTGTGCTGAACGTGTCGTCAACCCTTAGCGTTAAACCCAATAGGGTGTTGAATCGGGCCACACATAGGTCTTTCATCATCAAAAGAAATCCTCGATCAATTAGCACATTGTGGTCTAATAGCAGTACTGCCCCACCCGCCAAATAACAAGTTCCTAAAAAGTTGTCCACTCGAATTCCCACCAATTTTCCATTTTTGCGTAGAATCTTGCTGTTCATCCATCTATTTAGACTTTCTTTCTCATCCTCATCTGATGCATTCAACATCATTACCATATCATGGAGATGTAGGAAATATTCGCCCCATTTCATGATCCTGTCGTCTTCGAGAGGCAAAGATTCAATTTTGAGCTCTCTAATATCATTGACCCAGTGCTTTAAGAAGGTCGTGTAGACCACAGAAGTTTCCAAATGATCTTCCCAGGCTTCTAGCAACAATTTCTTTATCCTGTTGTTTCCATGGTACTCCTTCAAGATTAACTGACTCCACCATTTATGCAATTCATTGGGCTCTTTTAGTTTGTTGTAATCACATTTTAATGTTTTGAAACACAAATCTCTATCATCCCATTCTTTCTTCTTGAATACAATTGGGTACGGCTCTTTTAATAAGTGCCTCTTATATCCGTAGATATCATCTGCTATCAGGGGAGAATTGAGGTTGTAGTCTTGGATATTTAAATTTTTGTACTCAAATTTATCGGCTTTAGAGATATATTCCTCGGCTGACAAAAATTCACTGAGGTAATCATAATCTTCTGCTGTCTCATCAAAAGATAAAGGGTCGTCAGGATCCATCTTTGAGTGGGATCCTTGTTAGTTTTTTTCATGTGGTTAACGACCAATAATAGTCATAATCATTTCCATCGATCCATCCCCTCTCCGCACTAGATCCACACGGTCTATCACTCCCCCTGTTACATCCAGAACCTCTTTCATGAGGGCAAAAAAGGTCTCTCTCCTCTGATTAGAACTCAATTGACTCAATGTATGATGAGAGATGTAAATGATAAATGATGAACAAAACATCTTGAAAGATGTTAGTTTTTTTCAAGTTAAAAGATGCTCTCATTAGGGCTCATCTCATCTCCAGAAGAGTTTGCCTTTAAGTTCTTTGCTTTGGGTTTACGACGGCACTTGCATTTACACAGTAATCCCACCATTAATAATATCACAACCAAAAGCAGCCCTCCAATGAGAAACTTCTCAATTTCTTTAAAGAACCCTGAAACCTTGGATGCAGCAACCTTCACCCAATTCCCCATCACATCACCTAAATTGGCACTGTGATCTTTAATTAAGCTGTTGTGGATAGAATCATGTAATTTTTTGGAAAAGTTCCCTATCACTGGATGATGAACCTGTTGGAGATCATGTTTGATGATAAATTCTGGATCCCATTGCCTCAAATGGAACCTTTCATGTGGGAAGATCAATACCCCATCAGTTACTAGTATTCCATTCATCACTTGACCCTTGTATGTTCCATTCTGATCATAATTGCTGTAGTCAATACACCTCTCTTGATTAGAAGTTGACTCTGTGATATAGGCAGCACACAAAGGATTTGCTTGCTCCTTTGTGTCTCTCCGGGCTTTCACATATTGTACCTCCTTCATCATGAGAGTCCCTTCGATCAATTTGTAAGCAGGACCAGGTCCAGGAGTCAACTTGGCCAGTCTGAAGAGGTCCAACATACTGACTTTTTTGTGGTGTGCTAGACTATCTACTGTCCTGAAGCAATCCAGATCCCACATAATGTCCTCCATTGTTGCTTGAAGCTTTTCAATTTCGTACTCCTCTCCCAACACTCCCACTTGTTTGTCAGATGAGCAATCAGGTAGTGCCGACCAGAAATTGCTATTTGCTTCCGGTTTTGGCAATATGGTGTGGGCAATATTGAACCATAATCCATTGCTTAGTAGCATCCCTGACTTCCCGCAAAATCTGAGTTTGCAGGCCCCCTTAGCATCCATAAAAGGATAGTTGGTCCCCACAACGAATACACTGTGTTGATATTTTTGTTTATTGCCATCTATTTGTTTCAATCCACTTACCAATTCCAATTGCTCTTCAGTGCCCATATCACATTGTGACGGTCTGGTGTCCCTCTGTGTCTCTATCCAAATAGTGGAATCATGTACAGTTTCGCACTCTTTTTGTGAACATTTACCCCCTACTAATATACTATCTATAACCCCATCTAAATATGGATCATATGTCATCGGGTGTTCAGATATCTCTATTAATATATTCTCTTCATCGTTTGTTCTTGCCCAATAGCAATTGGGAGGGGGAAATCCTAAGTTCTCCAAAATTCCCTCCTCTTTCAACTTTATAGCCTCTTGACATTCTTGAAATGTTGGGGGTATGGGTTCTATCTTCCTAGATATGGTTTTAGAAAAATACCATGTGTATTGGCACCTTGTAAGCCATCTGGACTTATGACATAAGACGCCTTCAATCTTTGTGAGTATAGAGGATTTGGGTCTGAAGATAAGCCATTTTTCCAAAGTACGGTGAGTGTCAGGACCTAAGTGGGACGACTCTGGACATTTTAATGTTGACAGATTTACTGGTTTCCATGATCGATTGTTTGGAACTGGTAGCACCAAAGGAGGACTGTGGTAATGCTCATCATCATTGTAATCTAAATCTCCATCTAACGTTCTGTGAATTCCAGGTTTCAAGGGAATTGTCATCTGATCCTCAATGGGATAAGAAAAACCAAATGAGATTGATAAGGCCAAGATTGTCCAAAACATGATACACTCCATCCTGACGGATGTTGATTTTTTTCATGTGCTGTGTGCAAATATCTCGTGTTCTCCGTTCGGGCCCAGTTTCACATCCACCTCGTATTGAGAGAATATCTCAGTTGGTGGGGGAGGTGGAGCCCCATTCTTTAAGACCTGATTGTAAATGACATGAGCAGGAACTCCCCTTCTTTTTGTCTCCGTCAGCTTACATGTGAAATCAATGTCACAATCCTTTCCTTTGAATTTTTGGAAGAAATTTTGTGTGCAATTCGAGAAGGCGAATTTTTCTTTGACTCCAGTAGAGTGAGCAAAAGTTACTGGTGCATCCAAGGCAGATCGATAAACATTGTGGGATTTGACTCCCGGGTCTTTTCTGACATGGAGTCCAAGGCATAAGTACACCCACAAATCAAGATGTCTTTGACGGACTGGTCCCGAGCATTGATCAATCCAAACTCCTAGAATCTGCAACAACTCAGACATAGTTCTGATCCCCACCTGTGTCTTGACGACTAACTCAGCTTCTACATGAAGAGTCTCCAATTTGAGGGTCTCCTCATCCGGAGGTGGTGCAGAGGGCTTCAAAGGGGTAAAAAAATCCTCTTGGTCATATGCTGGAGGATCTGAAAATAATGTCTCATCGTCATCTTTAGTCTTCCTGGCTAGCCCTCTTCTTAGTCGAGAAAACATCTTGATCGATGTTGATTTTTTTCATGGGTAAGTGCACAATGTCTTTACAAGAGTTAACATGTTAGATTCTCTTAGTATCATATCAATCACATCCTTGTCCTCCGGATAAGCTTCCAAGGCCCGCTGAATTAAATCTAAGGTCACTCCAGGCGTCTCCAGAGTCAAAGCAATGAACCCATTCTTTTTCTTCTTTGCGAATCTAATTTGTCCTGCAGTTAACTTCTCAACAAATTCTCTCAATCTTTCCTTACCTCTTTCGTTGCAGGTCTCGCTGCTCCTGCCTAAGTTCACTTTACTTAGATTTTCTATCATAGGTGGCTCTAAGTCAGTACTACTTGTACTCACTTGTCTCTTAATTTCCCTAATTTGTTTCACATTAAGAATTAACCGATCCTGTTGAACTTGTGAATGCATAGGTATTACACTCCACCCCAGATGTGAAGCAAAGACATGAAACATTCCCATACACAGATCATCCAATTCCTGCTGAGTCGACACCTCAGATATTTTGATTTTGGGAAGAGATACATTCACAGAACCGTTCATTTCATTATCTTCATTCATGGCAACGAATTCTTGAGATGAGAGATGTTCTTCCAGTTCATCTGACATCATGAGATGTTTTGAGTCAGTTTCAAAGAATCCTGGTTGTTGGATGACACTGGACACTTCATCCTGTTCCCCAGCTCCCTCAGCTTCTGATTCGCTGGATTGAGAGATCATCAGCTGGATATCCTCTTCTAAATCGAGGTTTGATCCATCTTCTTCTATCACCTCTACAACTTCATCAAATCCTTCTTCCTCTTCTTTGGCATCTAGAAGACCCTTTTGTTTCACAAATTCCTGTGTGAGCTTCGGATTTTGCTCTTCATGATTCTCTTCTCCATGATCTTCTTCAAATGTTTTCCCTTCAATATCGCGGAAAAAACCTTTTGCAGCAATGGTTTTGATCTTGTCTCTGGAGGACAACATGATTGATGTTAATTTTTTTCATGTGAGTCAAATGGTGCGCTTCTCAGCCAAGAATGATCCTATGGTCCCTGCTCGAGTGTCTTTGAGATTCTTCACCTTTTTCTCAAACCAGGCTCTGATTTCATCCGGCAAGATGAAACCATCTGTGCTCAAAAATGCAAACCACTCATCTGGATCTGCATTCTTTGGCATTGCTCCAATTACTGTGTTAGGCTCAACTACAACTTGTTCTGAGCTAGAATCAGCTCCGTATGCCTGCACAAAAACAGGTCTGGTCCCAAAAACGTAACCAACAATTACCCCATTGATTACACTATTTGATCTGTCCACTTCCCCAGCCAATCTCGAATTCTTGGATCTTGTTGAGTCTGACAGACAGCCCACTACATGACAAAAAGTTGTCAATGAAGGGTTGACTTGAGCTGAGTAGGGAGATTTATCACTAATTCCCATGTCTCGCATATATGGCATGTATGAATCAGCTTTGTCCACCTCATTCCCTGGTTCAGACAGTCTATCTGCCTCATCAGCCATTCTCTCAGTAAATACCCACAACAGCAGCTGGCACAGCTTCACGCCAGTTAACTGGGTAACATGGCTCAAAGCAGTTAGTGCTGCACAATCTTTGTATCTAGAACCCAGAGTGCAGAATCTGAGATCGGCCCAAGTTGCTTCCTTGTTCTTGAAGTAGAACATGTCCACCCCAGCAACTATCTTTGTATAATCGATGTTGGAGGGCCATGCTGCTGTAACAGAGATCAATCCTTTTGTCAATGCAGGGGAGTTGAGACTCATTGCATTGAGGGTTTTTATGGCCTTGTCACACAGGTCGGTTTTGTAGCCATCATGGGATGCCCGGCTGACCCTGTATTGAAATAGCAAAAGAAATACCAAGGCTTTATCATCTTTGGCAGCATCATCCGCTGCGACTGCTTCGTTGGGAAATGATTCTCCCTTTAAGTCCACATCAAACATGACAAAGTGTTTGATCTCATCCCGTGCATTTCCTAATTGGATCCCAAAGCTCGTCCAATCACTAGTTAACTGATGGGCAGGTAGGTTTTCCAAAACATAATACAGGTAGGAATTTACAATTTTGATGTCCAGTTTGTATTCAACAAGTCCTTGTCTGACATAGGCCCTCATCTTGGGCAAGTCTGCCTTTTTGTAGTATATTGTCAATCTTGGCTTTTTCGGCTCTTTGAAAAATTCCTTTGGATATTTGACCTCATTAGTCTCAGATGGAAGAATAGGTTGAACTGCTTTCTTGGTGGAGTATCGATATATGGTAGTGGTCGCCATCCTATCGATGTTATTTATTTTCAGGTAAGGAAGAAGACAACCAGAAATACTTTCGTTTATTGATGTCTTCATTCTGGTTTTG